CGCCCGACAACGACCAGCGCTTCAGACGAATCAACGCCGAGTGTCGCGAGAAGTTGTTCGACAGTCAATGCCATCAGGAAACCTCAACGATAACGCGCTCCAACCCGTTGCCAGGGCGGCAGATGTAAACGTTTGAACCAGACCGGCGAAACACAGTCAGCTTTGTTGTGTCCCACAGTGGCCCTGTTGAATTGATCTCCCACGATGACAAAGTTTGATTTGCCATCGGGCGAGTGACACCTGTCAAACTTGCCACTTCTCCGTCTGCAATTGTGATGCTTGCAGCGGCAACAGTAATCTTTTTGTTTGTCCGCGGACTGAAAATTTCAATGGCTTCACTCCAGGAAAATGTATTCCCGGCAAGTGAAAGAGTACCGCCGCCTGCGACAGACAATGTTGCCTCTTCCCAGATTGTTCGAAGCCACAAATCGACATTTTCCATCCCTGCCAGGTGGCCGGCTGTGAATGGGTCATCGAATTCGTCTGGCTCAGGAATCAAAAGGACGCTTGTCGCAGCCATGCTATACCTCGTTTAGTTGCAGTCGAAATGCGACTTTGTGATCGCCTGTCAATTGGCGTACCGGCGCGTAGAAGTCTCGCCAATATCTTGCTTCAGCAGCAATTATTGTACGCTCACAATAAACCACATCGTCAACAAGAACGCTCATTTTCCACGCCGCATCATTAATAACTTGAGCCGCTATGCAGGCATTGTATTCTGCCAAAACCTCTGATGCGCTGTATGCTGGAAATGTATTTTTTACCTGATCAATCGAACCCCATAGGTTTGGATCTGCAAGGTATGCCGTCAATGTCGAAGTCGGCGTTCCTACATAAAAAGTCGGCGCCGTTGCGCCTGCTGTTGAAAGCACTCCGTCAACATACAACCTAAGCCGATTCACTCCGACCTGTGTTGCATCAAACACGATCGCAAACATGTGCCAACCAGTGGTCGCAGTGATTGGGTGCCCTGTGAAAATAATCGTTTCATCGCTTCCGCCTAAAACATGCTTCACATATAGCCACCACTGGTGCGGGGTCCCAACCCCTGTCTCGCCGACGAGGCCAATTTCAACACCGCCTACACCGGCATCGATGGCCTTGAAAACAATCGGGTTGATGCTGTCAGAGGTCACATGTGAATCAGCATCGAAATCCATCCACCAGAGAAATGAATAGGACGGCACCGATGCCGGGGCACCAGAAACAGGAGGCATCAAACCTGAGAAAAATCCAGTAGTCGAACCGGCTGGGATCTTTCGGCACTTTGAACCAACCGCGGAATATGTTTCGACAGAAACCTCTGCATCGCCTTGGCCGGCTAGATTTGCCCCTGGCTGAACACTATTCGCAATTCCGACGTAGTTTTCATCCATCGTCCACAAGATGTTCGTAAAAGCATCCGCTTCCATCCCGACAGGGTGCTCAAATTGCTGCATCGCTACGCCGAGCGTGTCCAATGTAGCGCCAACAATATCAACACCTGTAAGGTCGAGTGTTTGGTGAACCTCCGTATAGTCGCCATCTTGCAGCATGGCTGAAACGTCAATTTGCTCTGCTCCGAGAGCAAATATTTTCGTTCCCTCTGTTGGCGTAATTATGCGCGGGGCAATGCGTCCTTGTGATTCGCCACGGAAGCTATCAAACCAAGTTCCCATCAGGTCATCCTGTACGCCTGGAGCCCGTCAAATGCTCCGCGCCTATTCAGTGCCTGGGAAACAGCAAACGCATACCCGGCATATCCGCCCCAAAGCGGGGCACTTCCTGTGTTGACTTCGACCACATCATCGACGAAGCCATCAGCATCGAACCCTGGAACATTCACCCAGTTCGGCCCGGATGGATCAGCAATCGGCCTCAATGACAGATCGTTCGAGTAGACTTTTAACAGCACATCGCCATTGGGCTCGACAATTGCGTCAAGTCGAAGGTGGTGCCAAAGTCCATCGCCGATGCTGTATTGCGCCGATGACTGCCCGATCACATACAAGTTCTCGTCACTGGAAACCAAACCAGAAATGATTGGCCCCTTGACAAGCATAATCGTGTACGGGTCAGCATCGCTAAGACCGAGCATGTACGCATTGTCGTTCACTGATGGCGGGCCACCTTGTCCACAAATGAACAACATCGGGCTGAACCCTGTGTTATTCGGGCTTGCGACTCGTTGCACCGCACCGATGATGGTCCCGCCGCCATCCGGCACCGTGAGCAATGAACCCATCGGAGCAAACCCTGAAAGGTCGACGTACTTGCCGGCGGCCCCTGTTACGGTTCCGTCTAACGAGTTGAATGCGTACAAGAAATCACCGCCGCCATCAGGCCGCGCGATTCCGCCTGTAACTCCGCGTTTCAAACTAGCCGTTGACAATGAATCACTCAGATCGTTCCAGTCCGCTTGTCCCATGCGATCACTCCTCGTATAAATTGTCCGGCCAGTTTACTGTCGGATCTTCAAAGCTTTCAATCGTTCCCAAAAGTTCACCGCCGACAAAGATTGCCTCTGTCGATGGAGTAGGGCTTGTCTTCCATGTCGCACCAGCACCGAACCAATCTTCCAGGAAGAATGTTTCCAGTTTTGTGTTTGGACCAGTGGAAAATGTATTAAACAGCGCCCCTATTTGGCTGTATTCAACAACATTGAACAGCAACACGGGGTCCCATTCTACGATAAAATCGATGAACGTCCACCGGTCGAACAAAATGTGTGCGTCATGTTGGACATCAGAAGGATAATTTGAAACGTAGTCTGCTTGGAACAACAGGCGTGACGGGCCGGTCCCGTTTGGGCCGAGCCCTGAGATCCCGAGAGCCGATCTTGCGTCTTCTCCAACTTCGTCCTCGTGTGCACCAAACATAGCTGTCTCGTTGAAAACGTTCCCATTGTGCCCGAATGTTAGGCCTGTATTACCATCGTCATCAACCCAGGTGCCCCATTCAAGACCGGTGGCAAAAGGAGAAACCAACGCCGCCCATTTCGACTGCAACTCAGCAGACAACGCGCTTGCTGTTGCATATTCGCCAGGGGTAATTACCACCCGGTAGAAAGCATCTAATGTCGGGTGCCAAATGAAAAACTTCGTTTTCCCAGGCAAAACTGTCAAAGGGAAAACAAGCGAAAGCCCTCGCATTACCCCGCCAGGTGCCGTCCCTGGTTGCCACTGAACCAGTGACGCAGACATCGGATCGTTTTCGAACCCTTCTTCAAACGACTCTTCAGAAAGCAACAAATCATTAGACAGCATTGCTGTCCCGTACCACCCCTTGAACCCGAGCTCGTATGGCGACGACAATCCTTCGCCGCTGTCTTGTCGAATCAATGCCGGAGATTCAATCCACGGGGGCCCTGGAACCGGCCAGGTGAGCTCTCCCCAAACATTGAAACTTTCTATCGTTGCCTCAAACGTAGATGACGCACCATTGAACACCGCGGCAATCACACCAGCACTCAGCAATGAGCTGACCCAGTCTTCATTGTTTGACGGGACAAGCTGCCAGGACACCGGAGAGTCGCTTATGAGGGCGTACAAATCTTTTGTGTCTTCTTGCCTAGCAATGACACCAATGTCGGCAGGGACAAGCGTCCCGTCTGTCAGGCGCGCAGTCTCGTTGGCGTAGCTTTTGTCCCAAGCAAGAGAAAACCCTGCTTCGAACCCTTCACGTGAGAGCTGGTATGCTTGGGTTGCAACGGCTGTATTGAAGTCGGCCCATTCTCCGGCGGCGCTCACAGACGCCCATGTCCAGTCCTCAGCTTCACCGGGAATCCCAGTTGCAGCAGGGTCAGCAAAAAACGGATTTAGAAAATCAGCCAATTCCCACTCCTAGATTGCTGTTCCAGTGTCGCCGTTGATTATTGTCACCGTTCCCAATGCTGGGAATTCCCAGTTAAAAATAGAAACATCGTCAACAGCATCGTTCAGCTTCATCGATTGATCCAATTTCCGAACACCGGCTTGATCGCGGATCACATTGAACACATCGGACCAAGCGATTTCACCGGCCGGCAACCCCTGGGCATCCTGATAATTATACCCAAAATCAATGCTTTCATTCGGTGCCCCGTCGCTATCCATCGGGGTAAAAAATGTTTGCAGTGCTGCTTCTATGCTCGCTTTGACGGTTGACGCAACATAGTTTTCGTGAAGCCAAACCATTGCAATAATATCGACAGTCTTGTATGCCGCGGCTAAAACTTCCAGTTGAAATGTAATCGTATTTGGATAGGTCACAGTGCACATCGTCATAACCGAGTCCAGAAGAGACTGCGATGGCGTGCCACCTGTGCTCGGAATGACATACAACTTCCCTCGATTTTCCTGGACAGTTGTGTCTTCGTTGCTCGTAAGCATCAAAGCCCGCCCTACACCATCGACGCGCCTTGCATTGATCTCGTAATCTTCCCTTGAGACTGTTCTGTTCAAAACACGCAGGCTTGCTGGTGCATTTATTCTGGCAGCATCGACTTCTTCTCGAGCCACACCGCCAGTCGCAGCAGCTTGGTTGGTAGAAGACAAATAAGCTCGCCGCCCGGTGCTATCATAGAAAGATGTTTCTACTGTTACAAGACTACCGAGATCCACGTTGCCATCTACACCGCCGCCAGTCTTGTATTGAATTTGAATATCACCGGTTGGTATTTTCCCATTTCGGTTATCTCCAAAAATGAATGCGGCGCGGTCATTTTGATCTATCTGCCTCCGGTAATGAAGATCAGCCGGACCAGACTCGAGGAACGAATCGACTTTTGTAAATGCACCATCGACTGTCGTTGAAACGACTTCGCTGTCATCTCCAAGGAATGGCGTGTACGGGGCATACAACACCTGGTCAGGGTTGCCTGTGCTCGCAACAATGTATGTCGGGCGAGTGACAGCATTCCTCCATGTGAAATCTTTTTCCGTTTCGCCACTCGTTAAATCAAAAGTAACAGGGGAGTCGAGCTCACCGCGGACCGGATTTGTGATTTCGTTTGTACGCAACACAACAGACAGTGCTGTTGATTCAGGGGAGACAACACCTGTCAGCTCGTTTGCATTAGTGATCGTGAGTGTCACATCGGCGGAAGCGGCGGCAGCCGGGCGCAGCTCATATCCTACCAGCTTCACGAGTGCGATCATGTTCTTTCGAAGCTCGGCAGTTGCGATGCGTCCTTCGCGCGCTTGCTGGTCCTGGTAAAATGTCAGCACATCGCCAATGAACCCAAATGATTCAACCAAGATATTCCCGAAATTTGCCACTGCTGTCACAGACCAATTCGGATAGACTGACTGAATCAAATCAAACAAACGAGAGCGAAGACTATCGAAATCTTTGTC